CTGCACTTGCGTTGATATCATCATTAACAATAACACCAGAACTAATAGCTGCTACACCTGTATCAGCAATCGTAATATCTCCTGATACTACATTGTCGATCCACATTGAAGTTCCTGTATCATAAAACAACAAGGAACCATCAGCAGGAGTTGTGATGTTGACATCGTTCATCTCTGCTAAAGTATCTTCTGTTAGAATCTGAGCATCTACATAAGCTTTAATAGATTCTGAAGTCGCTAAGGTTGTAGCACTTGCAGTTGCAAAAGTATCATCATCAAGTACTGCTGTACCTGAAACACCTGTATTAATTACAGGGCTTGTTAAAGTCTTATTAGTTAATGTATCAGTTGTCGCTCTTCCAACTAAAGTATCTGTAGAAGTTGGGAGTGTTAAAGTTCCAGTATTACTAATAGAACTTATGACAGGTGTTGTTAAAGTTTTATTAGTAAGTGTTTGAGTGCCTGTTAGTGTAGCGACTGTAGAGTCTATTGCGATTGTTAAAGTATTAGTAGCTCCAGTAGTATCTATACCAGTTCCACCAGCAATAGTTAGTGTCTCACTATCTAAGTCAATAGATAATGCACCACCACTATCACCTTGGAAGTCTAAGTCTTGTGCTGTAACTTGTGAGTCTACATAAGCCTTAACAGACTGTTGAGTAGGAACTAAAGTAGCTGAATCAGATACCATTGTATCTTCATCAACAAAACCTGTAATGGTTATAGTACCATCAGATAAATTACCATAAGTAATAGTACCGGTAGTTGTTATGGCTGATGAGCCATTGTCAATACTACCAAATCCTGAAGTAATAGAGCCACTGTTTAAAGCTCCAACTGTTGTTACGTTGCTTAAAGTATCTAAAGCAGATTCAAAGTAAGTTTCAAAATCAGTCAAAGCAACTTGCTTCATAACCCCTGCATCATTAACAACTACTCGATCAGCGTCTGCTAAAGTTGTTGAAGTTGCTGAGGTGTCACCATCTAAGATATTAATCTCTGTTGTGGTAACTGTTGCACCATCAAGTAAATTAAGTTCAGTAGCTGTCGAAGTAACTGTAGTTCCGTCAAGAGCTAAAGTATCAATCTCTGCTGTACCATCAACGTATAAGTTTCTCCATTGCTTAGTAGAAGTACCTATATCATAAGTATCGTCTACATCTGGAGTAATGTTTGAGGCAACATCTGCTGTTAGTGTAATACTATCTGTATCAGCGTCACCAAAGGTAAGATTACCAGAAATGGTAGCATTACCTGTAACAGTAAGATTACCTCCTACTGTTAAATTATTAGTAGTTGTGACATTACCTGTAAGAGTTGATGTACCTGTAACAGCTAAAGTTGAAGATAAAGTTGTTGCTCCCGTTACTGCTAAAGTACTTGAAAGTGTTGTAGCACCAGTAACTCCTAAAGTGCTTGATAAAGTTGTAGCACCTGTTACACCTAATGTAGTTCCAATGGTAGCAGCTTCGTCAACTGTAAGTGTATCAATCTTTGCAGTTCCATCAAGATATAGGTTTTTAAATTCTAAACTGCTTGTACCAAGATCAATATCATTATCAGTAACAGGTATGATAGCTCCATCAGCTATATATAATTGTTGTACAGGAGCTGAAGAGACTTCAATATAAAACTCAATATAATTATTAGCTGTATCAATTAATACTTTATTATTAGGTGAAGTTTCTCCTGCATCACCAATAAGTCCTATAACGGGACCTTCTGCACTTGTTCCATCGTGAGAGTGTCCTGTTGTATTACTAAAAACATTTACTAATTGATTGTACTCGTCATTAAATAAATCAGCAGTAATTGTATCGCCATCTACAAAAGAACTCTGTCGTGTATAACCTGCCATTACCTATATCTCCAAATTAAATTTATCTTCTACCAGAAGGTATAAAATCTATGTATAATCCATTTATTGTATAAGGAGGATTACTGTCCTCGCTAATTACAGTAAAGTTATTACTGTATCCACTACCATATAAAGGTATTCTTATTAAGGGGTTTTCAGCACCACCAAATATATTTGTTCCAAAGATAGCCTCTCCAAATAAAGAAGGAGGATCAATAGTCCCTAAATCAAATAGATTTGGAGGCTGTGGTGTGCTTGTACTCCCGTAATCAAACTTAACTTGTAAGTCAGGAGCTACTACGCCTTCTGCTGACATAGAAACTTTTATATAATGTAAAGTCTTTAAAGTTCCTAAATCTCCGTAATCATAATCAGGTGTTGCATATCTAGCTAAGATTGCTGTCCCATCAAAATCATCTCCTGTATCATGATTGTATATATAGCCTGTGGTTGAACCATGATATATTTTTTCTATCCCAAGATGATTAAAAGCTGAACCTACCTCAGTAACTTCTAAACCTCTAGTCTCTGACCATTCAAAACCTTGTGGTCTAATAGTTCCTATAATTCCTTGTTGCTGATTAGATTGTAAAGATGTATTTGTATAATATAAACGATATTGAGATTTATCTCTTATAACCACACTAGAAATAGTATAATCATCTATATTTTCAGCAATTTGAGTTATCTTAGGTTGAATAGGACTACTTACACTACCTAGTTCAACGTCACCTATTCTTGCAGTACCAGCAACAGTTCTAATACCATCTGGTGCTAAAAACACTAAGTCACCACCAATTTCCTGTATACTGTAACCACTTAAACATCCAATGTTTTCAGCAATAGATACAAGGGCTATAGTTTGACTATCATCAATGTTTATAAGTTTGTGAATACTATTTTCACAAAAGACTATTAAGTCTGAACGGAATCCTCTAATACCTACAATTTTATCTGATAGACTTATACTTCCTGCGCCAACTCCACTAAAGTTATCAGGGTCGTTATGTACACTGTAATAAACTGTTGTTTCGTTACCTTCAATACCAGCAGCAATTAAGTGATGGTCATGATCTGTAATATACTTTACAGGTGCATTAGCTCCATTAGGCTGTACCTCTTTTGTAAAGAATGTCCTAGTATTTAAAGCTCCAGTACCTTCCATTCTAAATGAAAAAATATCTTTGGTAGACTCATCAGCTATGTAAATTTGCCCATAATCTTCACTAGAAGCCTGAAACCTAGCAAAGGTACATTGACCTTGTCCTGTTCTTACAGAAGCTGCTTTAGCTGTAAAGGTTGCATAACTATCACCACCACCAGCAGATAGTTTATTTATTTGCATCCAAGTTATTCCGTCTAGGCTCAAATAAATAGCGTTACTTGCGCAAGCTATAACGCCATCGCCATAAGGCATAACTCCTCGTATATTAGCTGCTCCTCCTGTAGGTTGTGTTGAACTAGCTCCACCTAATTTAGTAAAGCCATTAATTCTACGATAACCACCTCCTGTATCTACCTCAAAGTTTCTAAGTTCTCTAGCAACTCCCGGTGTTCTTAAAAGGTCTATAGAGTTTGCTGAGTTTACTAATCCCCCAGCACATGCAACTGTATATGGTTGTGATCTAGCCATTAGAAGTAAGTTCTATCGTCTGACATATATTTAGGCTGAGGATTGATAAGATTAGATTTCATCTGTTTCATACCTTTATTAAAATCTTCTAAAGCAAAAGCTGCTTGTTGTGGGCTTTCTTTAAACTGCCACACATAATATCTAGTCTTAGCTAATAAAACATTTTTATATTGATCAGGTAAAACCATAGCATCATCATAAGCTGATAGTGCTGTAGGTCTTACATAAGCATAAAAATGTACATTGTATTCTTTATCAGGAATAGGACTTAATCCAAACTTTCTATGATCAGGTGATTTAATAACATACTTAGGCTCACCATAAGCTTGAGTATCTGCGTCATCAGCATTTTCATTATCTCTATAATAACGAATCCAGTCTTCGTGTGTTAAAAACTTTAAAGTTTTAGATACATAAGGAGCTGATTCACCTGATACATTTATAGTTGTAAGATAAAAATCATCCCAATCTATTGACGCATAATCAGTAGTTATTCCACTACTTCCTGCTTTTAATAAGTACCATCTAGTTCCTGCTGTACTAGCTACAGTTACATTTCCATAAAAAGGATCTGTTGTACCGCTTGCACCAGCAGAAAAGAAAGGTAGCTGAGGTTCTTCGTTTGCAATATCAAATAAAGACTTATTAACTGCATCCTTTACAAATTGTTGTAGTCCTACAGCACTTGCAAAGTTTGCTGAAGTTAAAGGAATCTCATTAAGTTCTCTAAGAATTTCATTAGTTAATTGAAGGTATGTCGTAGCCATTATTTTTTATGTACCTTTTGAACTTCAAAGTTAGCATAGAGTGTTGCTCCTCTATGTGGTTTATATCCCCCTGAAGGATTCTTCATGAGTTTAAAAGTCCTACCAGACTGCATCCAATGATATCCAGAAGGAGCTTTAACTCTCATTACTTCTCGCCTTCCATTTTCATGGTGTTATAAGACTTATCCATATCTCCAAGAGATTTATGATGTACAACACCACCAGACATATAACCTTTTCTTTTCATCTTGCTATACATTCCACCACCCATATAGCCTTCTCTTTTTTTCATACCATGTTTCATATTTTCTCCTTTAAGTTTGGAGGAGGTCACGAAGACCTCCCCCGGTTTTGACATTATTAGTCAATTGTGTAGAAAGCAGACACAAGTGCTTCGCTTCTAAGAACTTTAGCACCATAAACATGCAATCCACGAACAATGTTACCAAAAGATGTAGGATCACGAAGAACCTCAGTTGAGATGATTGTTTGTGCAGTTGCAGTTGATGAAATATGTCCACCTAAGCATTTGCCTGTAGCATTTGATACAGCAGCAATGTTATTGCTCTTGTACATGCTAAAGCCACGAAGCTTACCACTAGATACTAGACCATTTCTGATTGATCCTTGTCCTGCGTTATAATCTACTGATAATAACTTAGAACTTGATTGTGAGAGCTGCTCATAAAAGTCAGGAGCAGCAACAAACCAACGACCTTCTTCAGGAATGTTTTGGTCGTCAAGAAGACGAGCCATTCTAGCTAAAACATCTAAAGGATCAGTTTCAGCAGAAACACCTAAGTCGATTGAACCTGCACCATCATAAACGCCAGCAGCTAGTTTAGTAGCTGAGTCAGCACCAAGTACATGGTCTGGGCTTGATGAAGAAACTCCAGCGAACATAGTTACAAGAACTGCTGCATCGAAAGAGTCTCTAAGTGCATAAGCTGCTGATGAAGTAGCAACTTCTTTGAAGTTCACATGAGACATATTTGTTTCAATATCATCAACGATGAATTTGAAAGCTTTTGCACTGTCAACAACAAGAGTTACTTCTTGGTCAGTTAGCTTGGTTTGTGTGGTATCAGAACCTCTGGTGTAGTCATACACTGAGATTACTGGTTCTTTAATGATCTTTACAGAATCTCCATAAGCAGAAATTTCACCTGCGTAGTCGGTGTTAGTAATAGCTTCAACCACAGATGCCTTTCTAAAGAAGTTAAGAACCTTTTTAGAGTAGACACTGGGAAGGAAGAAACTATTAGCTTGTCCACTTACGGAGTTAGCAAAGTTGGCATCGGTATCCGTAGCCGGTTCAAAATATTGAGCCATTTTACTATTCTCCTATTGGGTTAGTTAATTATCTTCTAATCCTACCCTCAATCATGGCTTGACTAATCTCTTCTTCGTATTTGTCAAACTCATCCATAGAGAGGGCAGCGATTTCCCTTTCAGTCCAAATCTTTTGCTGGTTAGGCTCAACAGCAGTTGTTTTAGTTGAGACCATATCAGCAGCAGTTTTCTTAGACTGTTGTGTAGATGATGACTTCTTAGCTTTTGAAGGTTCGATGTTGTTATCCTTTTTGTATAAATCTAAAGCTCGAATAGCTAGATCAGGATCTTCAGCATTATTATAAATCCAATCTTTAATTGACTTAGGTTGTGCTTCAGCCCACGCATGGAAATCATCACTGTTTCTAATATCATCAAAGTCTGGATGCTTTGCTTTTAATCTTTGCTCTGCGTCTTCTCGTATTAACCTTTGCTCTCTTTCCTGCAAGACAGCTAATCGTTCTTCTAGAACTTTTGATTTCTGCTCACTTTGTAGATGAGCTACAGTCTCTACGATTTCATAAACATCCGGATAACTCTTTTTGAACTTTTCAAGTTCTTCTGCAGTTTTTGGAGCTTTATATTCAGGAGCTTGTTTTTGTACCTGTTTTAAAAGTTCCTCTTCCTTCTGTTTAAATTCTTCAAGCTTTTTGTCATAATGAGTTTTAAGATCATCGTATCTTTTCTTGTAGTCAGGTTTCTTGTAAGGTTGATCACTATTATTTTTAGTAATCTTCTTAAATTCTTCCTGTTCTTCTATCTCTTCTATGTTTTCTTGAACTTCGTCATAGTAAACATTATCAGAGTCTAGAAAAGATTTTTCCTTAACATTATGCCAAGATTTTTTTAAGTTATAAGGATTACCCTCTTTTTCTTCTGCTAGTTGTGTCATATCTATCTCCTACTCAGGGCTTCATCAACAAGGTAGCTGATACTAGATAGCTAGTCTAGTCAGGGCTTGTCTTGTAAAGGTAGCCTTTCGGGTTAAAAATTGTAAAGTGCCGATTGCTCGGGTAGCTTTACGCTATTAGCTTCTAATGTAGTTTACGTTGGGATTGAGCATATTCTTTTTAATCTCTTCGTCTGTCCGTAACTGAGCTTCTTGAGCCATACCTAAAGCAGGTACATTTCTATTAACAGGCTTAGTTACTCTAACAGTTGATTCGATTACTTTAGAAGGTTGCTCTTCCATTTCACCACCATTATAAGCAGGTTGTCTTTGATCAGCTTCAGCTTCAGCATCTTCCATCATACGCTGTAAAGTATCAGCTCCGATTTGTTCTGTAGCCTTAGCAGTAAAGACAAATTCTCCATCAGATAACCTTGCAGGTATCGAATCGGAGATTCCTGAACCCGGACCCTCGACAGGTCCAGCTCCAGAGAATTCAGAAGCAGTTTCAATCACCTTATCAAATAACATGCTAAGTTGATCGTCTTTCTCTAACTTACTTAATAAGTAATTTTCCTCTTCAGGGTTAAGAGAATTACTTATTATGTAGTCTATATAATCATCTTCCATTTCCCCATCTGGAAGCATCTCATCATTCATTTTATCTTCAGAAGGCTGTATAGCAATAAGCACACCCATCTGATCATCAACATCTCCCCCTTCTGCTTTAGTTTCTCGTTTCGGAGGGTTTGTATTTTTATTTCTAGAGTTTACCCAATCTATAAGTTGTTCCATTAAGACTTTTTCAGCATTTCTTTCCGGAGTAAAAGGTATAGGTTCATTACTTTTTAAACCAAGTAAAGCTCTACTTAATGAATTACCTAAAAACTCTTGAGTTTGTAAATCTTGTCTTTCTTGAGATGTAGGATCTCTTAATTCATATTTATCATCTTCTAATCCGACAAGACCTTTAGGGTTACTTAAAAACATATCCCTAGTCATTAAGTCTCTTTCTGATAGCCCTCTATTATAACCAGAACTTTCAGCAAATCGATTAAAAGAACCTAAGTCTGATCTATTTAATCCTGTTTCCCAAAAATTTTTTATTCTATCTTTAAATTCGCTTCTTGAAAGAGGTACTCCTAACGCAAGATAATCAGGTTGATATCCGGGGTCATAAACATTTCCACC